TATTTCTGAAACTGGCATTTTTGTTATTTCTTTTATTCCAGGAGCAAAGGCCTCATATAATTCTATGTCTTGCATCATTAATGCTTTTTTATCTGAATCAGCCTCATTTTCTACTTTTTGTTTTAACTCAGATAATCTGGTAGTAACATCATAACCTTTAAACATACCGGACTTTATTTGAGTAAAATCTTTATTGTAAACTGTTAGTGCGGAATTAGATTCACTTTTTCGACTTCTGATAGTTCTGTTAAAATTAGCTCTTAAAGATTTAATAGCATCTCTATTTAAACCTCTTAACAAACCATCTTTTTTAGTGGTTGCTGGTTCAAACACTTTATCCATAAATGCATTTTTATCAGGAGCTGCATTAAATTTTGCAATAACCTGAGATGCATAAACATCCTCTTGATAATCTAATAATTCTTTGGCAACTTTTTCACCACTAAATTTATTCGCCTCAAGGAACTTTCTATGATTTACTAAATCCATCTCAAGAATTGAATCAAACTCTGCATCAGGTAATGTTAATCCTTGGTTTGCCGCAAACAATTCACCATCTTTTTTTCTTCTATTCCATCCCATCAATGCATCAGTTTGGTCTTTTTCTGTTTCCCATTTAGACCATTTACCAATATAGTCACTCATTGTACTTTGGCCTAAAATGGATAATTTCATATTTAACTCAGCTGCGGCAATCGGACTAAGATTTTGTAATGCTGAGGAATAACCAGTATTTAAATTATCTATTTTATCTTGTAATTCTTGTGGATTTTTACGATTCGTTTCCCAATCTGTTAATAAAACACTTAAATCATTTCTCGCTTGTGTTTCTAATTTAGCGGCTGAAAGAACTGATGCTTGTTCAAATGCAGCTGCTCCAGCTGAGGTTAATGGTTTCTTTCCTCCATATTGTGATAATACTCCCTCAGGATTTTGAACAGCTGCCTCCTGAGCTTTTCTTATTTGATTTTTTTCATAAGTCTTTAATGCAAAATTAGTAACCTTATCTGCTTGTTGTTGCATAATTGATGAGGTCATTTGTTTTTCTCTCAAATTAGCAAAATCAACATTTCTAATTGGAGCTAAACTATAACCCATACTTCTATATCTTAGACTCTTTGCCATTATGTTGTTAATCCTCCAACATCAGGAGCTGATCCAATACTACCTATCGTCATTGCAGTTTCACCAAATTTTCCTATAGCATTATAAATTCCTTGTTTTCTAGCCTCATCTCCAGCTTGCTCATATAAGTTTGCCTGGAACTCACCCATACCTAATGTTATGTCAGCTCCTCTTTTAGCTGTTGTGTAGTCCTTATAACCCTCACCAAAAGCATACATTGATAGATTACCCATTGAACCACTAAATGGGTCTAATAAAGCTGAACCACTTCGAGCATTAATTGCAGCTGTTGTTTCTAATGATTTATCTAATGCCGCAACTGCTTTTCTATTATATTCTAAAGCATCTCTACTAGCCTGGAGTTTTGTCATTTCAGCTTGAGCATTATATTCTGTTTGTTTGTATTGACCTTGAGTAAATGCTCCAATAGCTGATACTGCTGTACTAACTGCTGAAATATAAGGTGCGATTAAAGCTACTGTTTCCATTTTATCCTCCTATACTCACTTTATAATCTAATGCTAATAAATTTAATTCTAATGGAACTGATTGAGTTATAGTAATTGTTCCCTCATCATTAAATCCTAATAATGGTCCTACTTTTTTTACTCCAGTAAAAGATTGCACAGCTTGATCTAAAACATCCTCACCAAAACTTCTAAATGGAACTAATTGAGAATTAATGCTCATCGCCTTGCTTTGGTAAACATCAGCGTTTACTTCTATTATTCTTTTTTTAAAACCTTTAGCTGATACACTTCCTTGAAATTTTGGTTGCACCGGCATTGTTTTTACCTCTAATGAGAATGGTAACCCCATTTCATAATTACTAGCTGATGCCCTGGAAAAAGTAACAACTCCACTTCCATTTGTTGTTTGTTGTTCCTCAACATTTCCATCATTAATTATGTCAACTGTTGAGCTTGGTAAATGTGCAGCTGTACCAGTTGAACTTGCAGCTGATACATAAACAGCTGAATCTGTATGTAATGATGAATCAAATACCTCAACAAAATATTTTGTAGCACTATTAATGGTTCTTTTAATGATTGTATAAATAGTATCAACATCAACACCTACTGCTAAAAATTCTCCTGAAGTAGTAACTTTAGATGGAGCTATAACATTTTGACTTCTAAGTATAGAATAACAACTCATAGAGCCATCACCTGAATTTACAACAAACAATCTATCTGTTTCTTCTGTACTGGTACTTCTTCTAATAGCCATATCAACTGGATTATTTAATAAATGAGAACTTAATAATGATATGTTAGCTGTATTATAGGCTTGCTCAGTATCAGTAAAAGCCATTTCATTTAACATCTTCCCACTTCTTTGAATATAAATAGTTCCTGAATCTAATCCAGCTACCGGTACTCCAGGTTTTGTTCCATTTCTAGTAGCGGTTCTAACTAAAACATTTTCAGGAGTTATCGCTTGGTCAATAGTTTGAGGGATGTAAAACTCTGAGCCACTCGTGAAAATTTGTAAATCCCGGCCTGAGTGAATATCAACAATTTGATTTAGAGAATCTGTTGCTATTGTTGCGGTAACCGACTCATCATCAAGCCCACCACCTAAATTAAAATTAAAAAAATCACCAACAACAGAACCCCAAAATGTCGTTGGTTGTGATTTACTTCCACCAAAATATAATCTTCCTTGATGAAAAGTAGCTGATACTGGATAACCTTTAGATGATGACCAGGAATCAACATAACCAGTTTCTAATTCCCAATCACTAGATGCAACTTGAGAACTGTTAAATAAATTAATTTCAACAATTCCTTTAACTTGTGTTGCTGACACATATTCAACAATTTTTATTCGACCATAAGATTCTGTTAAATTAATATATTGTTTTTCGTGTGATGCTGAAAATATACTTGAACCAGCATTAACTGTTATACTACCACTTGTACCAGTTGGAGTTATAGTAGAGGAGGGATTACTTGTTGCAATGGTTGGTGCATAAACTGGAGTATTTTTAAAAGTAATAGTCGATAAGGTCCACAAGTTATGGTCAGCACCTCTCACAATTTTAATAGGAGCTAAATCTTTATGAACAAAAATAATAGTATCGGCATTTTGAGTATATTTAATTGTATCTAACATAGCGGAAGTTAAAGTAGAAACCGCTAAATAATTATTTCCACTAGAATTAATGTTAGTAACTAAAGCATTATTTCTAAAAATATAAATTCGTTGATTAACCAAAGCAAACATATATGAATCATCTGTACTAAATTCAAAAGGAATTAACTTAACTCCATCTCCAGGATTTGCAGCTGATGGTAATTCACTTATATATTTTAAACCATCTCGTCTTTTCAATCCGCCTTGAGGTTGAATGAATACATTACTTGCAGTTTGTAAAGCATTATAATATTGCTGTAAATCAACTCTACCTCTTACTAATGGATCTAATTCTCCTATACTAAAATTAGTTTGTATGTTTACTAACCTGGACATTTTTATCTAATAGCGGTTAAATCAAAATCGTCTAATGACCAATTCGGTCTATTTTGACCATCTATTTGAGTTGCTTGTCTAAACATTCCTCCTCTCATATTTTCACTTGCTGAACCAACAGCAATAGTTTGAAAATATTGAGCCTTTGTAATTTGGTCTGTAACACTTTCTGCAATATGCCAAGCCATAAAATATTTTAATAATTGAATAAAATAAGTCGGTAATACATCTTCTGATGGTGAGCATTGATAATCAACATAAATGCTAGTTTCATTTGTAACTAACTTATCCCCTAAAATTTCCCATCCAGTATTTATTGAGGATGCTCCTGAAACACTTGAAGTAAAAACAGCTCTTACTCCTGAGCCAATCATATCTGATGGTAATGAATATTCGTATGTCCATTCTGTGGCTGGTGAATTTACAGTTTGAGCTAACTGTACTTTTTTATAACTAAATGACCAAGGATACATTCCTAAAAGCATATCTTTAGTATCGTCATATAATCGATCACAAATTTGAGCTGAATCAGTACCCTCAGAAAAACTACTTAATGGAGAACTACCTAATAATATTAACGAATCAGAACATATTGATAATTTAGAATCTCCAGTAGCCATAAAAACCTTTAAAAAATGGGAGAGCTTTTACACCCTCCCAAATTATTAATTTAGTCACTATCTGTTGCAGTAACAGTAAGACCATCTGTGACATCAACTACGCCAGCTGCGGTATTACTTGCAACAAAACAAATAGAAACTGCTTGAGTACCTCCAGTAGAAGTACGAGCAAAAATGATGTCACCAACACTAACTGTGTCAGATAAATCATTAAAATAACCCTCAGTATTTACTGTGGCTATTGTGTCAGTTGTTGAGTAAGAAAAGACACCAAGTCCGGTACCTTTTTTTGATACGCCTCCAACGACATTCCATCCATCTCTATCAAAAGCCATATCAATTACTCCCTTGTTGTGATTTTAACGATACCATCTGCATCGATGGCAATTCCGCCACCTGAAAACATTGATGCAACTAACCAGGAAGTTTTTTCCGCAACCCAGTCAATTCGAGAAGTTTGGTTCATACCAATACCAACACCAACAGAACTTTTATGAAATGCATAACAGATTCTGTCCGAGCTACCATCAATAGCTAAACCGCCCTCATCTCTATCGCCAATAGTTATTATTTTAAAACCAAGCCAAGTATTCAAATCTCCATTTACAAGAGCTTTAATGCTATTGAAATCAGAGCTTTGTACGCTAGTTTTACCTAAGAGGTTACTGAGCGAGTTGGCGTGCACCAACAAACATCTGTCACCCGGTGGAACATTTTTCGCATCTAATGTTTTTTTAGCTGCTCTAATCATTCCAGTATTTAATCCATTAGCACTTCCTGAGCTGCCATCTTCTTGAATGGTGTTAGCTACAGTTCCAGTTCCTGAGGCTGCTACCAAACTATCGATGGTCACTTGGTCCATTCTTCTAGCAATAGCTCCTGAAACTGAGGATACTAATTCGGATTTTTCTTGTATATTTACTTTTGGAGCGTGAAACATATCGGTGTAATCAGCTGCAATGTAGTCGGTCATAGTGGCCGATACATTACTCCAAGTTAGTGACATAGGCACTACATCAGTAAGCGGACTTCTAATACTAGCTGACCCCTTACTCAATTTTTGGAATTTTACAGTTGAACCCACAACTCCAGTTCTTTCCCTCGTTACTCCAGCTAACTGGCGTTGTGCCTGATAAGCCTGGTGAACTTCAGAATCAAACATAGTAATAAATGCATTACTTACACTTGCTACCATTGTGTTTCTCCTTAAAAAAAAGGTTTATATTAAAAAATTATTTCGCTTTAAGTTATCTTATCCAGGCTCAAAACTTGTATTTCTAATACCATAATAAGCCGGCCAAATTTAAGGTTATCGACTATTACTTACACAATACTAAGTAGAGTAATAGTGTGCAAATAACATCCCGATATTTGAAAGATATATAATAACATATAGAGAGTTATTATCCTGGGTATGGCTCTCCACTAGCCTCATAAAATGCTTGTTCAACTTGTCTTATATAACTTTCATCTCCAGCCTCATAGCGTGGGTCTTTAAGCATTTCTTTAGCCTTATCTATTGTCATTTTACCAGTTTCAAGAATCTCGGTTGTTGGAATATTTGGCTCTCCATAAGAACGCCTGATTTTATTCATAGCAACGACAAAATTAGGGTCAATAGAGGCACGACTAATTGCCTCCATTTCCTCCTGGTTAATAACTTTAGAATTTCTATATCCATTAAGCCAATTT